AAAACATAGGTACAATTTCTAATTGGAATGTTACTGGAGTACAATTAGAAGCAGGAGTTAATGCTACAGATTTTGAACAATTACAATATGGGCAACAATTTGCATTGTGCCAAAGGTATTTTGAAACAAGCTATGATTATGGCGTTCCTTTTGGAACAGCACCTGCTCAAAATGGAAACTTAACTACAGTTTCTTCATCACTAACTCCTACTCAAATGGCTGGAGCAGCATTTAAAGTGGTAAAAAGAGCAGTTCCTACAATAGTTGCATATAATTCTATTACTGGTACTGCTGGACAGGCATATAAATATAATGATGCAGGGAGTCCTTCTATAACTTTTGCTGGAATTGGAATACAAGGACTAGGAAGAACTACTCTTGGTGCTTCTGCGGCAAGCACTTATTTATGGCATTTTACTGCCGATTCGGAGCTATAATATGTATAAATTATTAAATGATGATATAACAAATGAACCTATAGCAGTTATAAATTTAACTACTACAGCACAGATTCCATTAAATTTAGCAAACACAGACTATAAAGAATATTTAGAATGGGTAGCCGAAGGTAATACTCCAGAAGATGCAGACTAATGGACTGGCTTGTCGTATTAGCATCAATAGCTGGAGGGTTATGTAACTATAATACCAAGAAGCTATCAGGTAAGAAGCCTCGTGGCGGTCATATTAATTGGTTAGTTGAACGTAAGCGTGCTAGGTCTGAGCTATTCTTAAATATAGTTATTGCATTAATCTCAGCAAAATTTTTTGTACCACCACTGATAGAATCATTTGCATTACATCCAAGCCTTGGGCCTGCTATTGCATTTATCATAGGGTACTCAGGTATCAGATTGCTACCTGCTATAGAGAAAAAAATTAACAACGCTTTAGATAAGGTATTAAAGATATGAGTCCTCATGAAGAAATGTTAGCACACGAAAAACTATGTGCAGAAAGATATTCAACTATACATAAAAGACTTGATCGCATAGAAACAATGTTAAACAAACTTATATGGGGAGCGTTAGCAGGATTTGGAGCAATAGTTATTGCTGTTCTAATACATACAGTTACTATGTCAATATGAATGAACAAGAAGTTATTTTTTCATTTGCATTAGTATTATTGCTTACTTATTGCTATGTTATTATTTAAGTTACTTATAAAACTAATAACCCTACTATTAGTCTTACCTATATCCCCTACAATAGTTTTATTTGGAGTATATTTTACAAGATGATACAAACATTATTACCTTTAATTGGTACTGTCATTGATAGAATGATCCCGGACAAGAATGGTGCAACAAAAGCAAAACAGGAAATTGAAAAAACTCTTATTGATAATGCTGTTCAGCTTAACCTTGCACAAGCTGAAACGAATAAGATTGAAGCATCCCATCGATCAGTATGGGTAGCTGGATGGCGACCATGTTTAGGATGGGTAGCTGCTTTTGGTTTTGCTTGGCTCTTTGTGTTATCACCATTACTGCAATGGATACTGGCAATAACAGGAACAGACATACCTATGCCTCAGTTTCAAACCGATGTGTTGCTTGAACTAACATTAGCTATGCTTGGTTTATCTGGTCTTAGAACTTTTGAAAAGTTAAAAGGTCTTACGAAGTAAATGCAATTGACTCCCCATTTTAGCTTAAATGAGCTAACTCGATCTGATACAGCCAAACGATTAGACATACGAAACGAACCTAACGATGTGCAAATTGCTAACTTGCATACTTTAGCTGAAGGTCTTGAGCAAGTAAGAACTAAATTAAATAGTAATCCCATATGGGTAACGTCTGGTTTTCGTTCAATGGATTTGAACCGGGTAATAAAATCTAAAGATACTTCATACCATACCTATGGTCTTGCAGCAGACTTTACTTGTCCAGGCTATGGTGATGTCCCTCAAGTTATGCGTACACTAGCTAACAGTTCTATAGAGTTCGATCAATTAATTCTTGAGCATGGATCGTGGATACATATTGCATTTCCAAAAGGAACAGAAAAACCAAGAAGGCAGATGTTAAATATTAACAATGATGGTGTATTTTTTTATGAGTAGAATTTTTTTGCTAACAATCTTGTTATTGCAAGGGTGTACTTATTTTATACACAATGAGTATTATCAGTTTATAGATCGAAGTAAAACTATATATGATGCAGGTGCGTATGTTACTGATAACAAATCTAGTACAGAATTATTACTAGAAAACCTTAAAGATAACAAGGACATATGATATTCTTATAGTATGAGTAACTATAAATCTGTATTAGTTATATCAGATCTGCATATTCCTTACCATCATCCTGATGCGTTTGCGTTTTTATCTGCGTTAAAGAAAAAATACAAGCCAGACCTAGTAGTAAACATCGGTGATGAAATCGATCAACACGCTATTAGTTTTCACAATCATCATCCTGACCTAAAGTCACCGGGCGATGAGTTGCGTGCAGCTAGAAAGTACATACAGATATTAGAGAAAATTTTTCCTAAGATGACGATAGTACATTCTAATCATTCATCATTAGTGTATAGGCGTGCAGTTGCACATGGATTAAGCTTAGAATATTTAAGGTCATACAATGAGTTTCTTAACGTAGGTGATGGATGGCAATGGGTAGATGATTTAAAGATTACTTTATCGGATGGTCAACGATGTTTTTTTACGCATGGCATGGCTGCTGATGTTATGAAGGTATCGCAACAATACGGATGTCATACAGTGCAGGGCCACTATCATTCTAAGTTTAGTATTGGTTATTACTCTAACCCGGATAAATTAGTATGGGGCATGCAAACAGGATGTTTAATCAATCAAAAAGAGTTAGCTTTTGAATATGCTAAAAACTTTAAGTCACGATTTATTATTGGGTGTGGAATGATACTTGATGGTCAACCCAAACTGATGCCGATGGTTTTAAAAGATGGTGGAAGATGGATCAAGAAAATAGTATAAACGAAGCCGATGCAAATCAAGCAGAAACTTTAGATAAACTTGCTGGAAAAAAGATTTGGAACGTAGAATTGCTAGAAGATGATGAGCAATCTATGATTAAAATATTTTTTTCTGAAAATGAGGATGATTATTTACTCATTCACTGCGAAGGTGCAGATTTATATCTAGTTGAGCCAAAACCTAAGGCTATACACTAAAAACGACCTCACACAAAGCTCTCTAACGCACGTTCTTTACCTACTTGAGGGGTTACTATCAGATTATAACAAAGTATTTACCACGAGCCTTGTGACAAGTTTAACGGGTATACATTAAACTCTCAAGTTCTCAACACAATGTTTTAGACCAATTCTAAAAATATTGCACTTGAGAGCCAATGTAACTGATAATTACTTTTGATCCTCTATTCTTTTTCCTATCCATCTCATCACAGGTACGGCCATAGAATTTCCCATAGCTTTATATCTGTGACCATCAGGACAATTTTCTTTAATGTTTGTATATCCATCAGGAAACCCTTGCAATCTTTCACACTCAATCGGTGTTAATTTTCTTACTGCCATGTTAGTCTGCATAACTCCATCACACCTACCTCCTTGACCACCACGAACCAAAGTACCCATTTTGTTTACATTTGGATTTAACTCTGAATCCCAAGAAATAGGGCTGTGTGCTACTGCTGGTGTCTTACTTTTATCTAATGTAGGAGTAATCCTATAGGCAATAGGATTATTTAATACAAAAGGAATGTTACCTCCACCAGATCCCCATGTTGATGTTACTGTTTGGCAAGTGTCACCCATTTCTTTAACACGACTATCAGATGGATGGTTCTCAAACACTTCAGGAATTATTTTTTTTGTGCTACTTGCTCTAATGCCAATTTTAGTGTCTTTGGGAGTGTCTTTCCTCTTTTTTCTGCTCTCCTCAATATGCCTTGACAAGCTTTCTGGCTCAAATAATACTTCTGCGGCAGGTCGCCAATTTCCAAGATGTCCGACAACAAAGACTCTTCGCCTTCGCTGTGGGACTCCGAAGTTCTGAGCATCAAGCACTCGGTAGCTGAACCCATACCCGAGTTCGCCCACCGCCCCGAGGAATGAACCAAAGTCCCTTCCTTTCGATGAACTGAGGACACCTGGCACGTTTTCCCAAATGAACCACTTGGGTTTAAATTTGTTAAGAATGCCAACATAGATGAGGGCAAGATTGCCTCTCGGATCTTCAAGTCCTTTTCTGAGTCCTGCGACTGAGAAGGATTGACAAGGTGTTCCTCCGACCAAAAGGTCAATTGTTCTTTCTCCAAAATTCCACTCCTTATAATTAGACATATCACCAAGGTTAGGCACACCCGGATAATGATGTGCCAATACCTCACTTGGAAACTTCTCGATCTCAGAAAACGCAACAGGATTCCAACCTAAATCATGCCAAGCTACTGTTGCTGCCTCTACGCCACTACATACGGATAGATAGTTCATAGCAGTTTATATTGTGCAAAACTACATGGCTCGTCAAACCGATTTAATACTGACTTACGCTCGGTTTCGATCTCATAGTTTTTATTTCTCAGCTTAAACACTACATCACTAAGTCTGTAAATACCAAGCTCAGTCCATGCCTCTATCGGACTAATCTTATTGTTAGCTTTAAGATAATCTAATAACCTCTTTTCTTGATTTGTCATATTGACTCCCTTTTTGTGTACATACTTTTAAGATTTATATTATTAGTGCGCATGTATTTCAAACGCCTAATTAATGGTTCTCGATCAATGTTAATAACAGCCAAACAAATTGGCATAAGGACTTCATCTTCTTCTAAAAAAATCCATGCTTGCCTTTTATGAACAGCACTAGCTTGTGATGATATTGCATCGTGAATAGCACTCATTAATATAGCAGTAATTAATCTTGCATGAGGATTGTCCATGTTTGGATTGTTAGTTTTAAATAAAGCAAATTCTCTATCAATTTTTGTATCCATAATTAATGTTCTTTATGGTCACGAATAAAATCATTAGTAGCATTTTTAATCTTAACTTGCTCACCGCCTGGCAATCTGTTAATACTATCTTGGTTTATCATTAACAAATTTTTAACCTTGTCGCACTTAGTTTTATTATCAATCTTTTCTGATTCACCAAGTTTTTTAATAACCTCAATAAATTTAGTTGCCAATTGATACTCATCTGCTAGTGCGATAGAAGGTTTGCCTGGCAGACTCAGGCTATATTGCTTTTTTACAGGTGCAGTTTCCTTTACCTTTTGGGCCATAGATTTAGTTGCTGCATTGCCATCATCATCTTCAGGTGCAATGCCAGTTGCAGCCATGATCGAATAACGTCTTGCATACGTCAATGCTGAACCATAACCTTGTGGTGTTTGCTTATCAGCAGGTACATGAATCAAACCTCCTGACATCTCTTCACCACTTTCATGCAGAAATATAGTTTCCACTTTTACACCTGACTCACATTCATGAGTCTTTTGTATCAATGCTAAACTATGGTTATGCAAGGCATCTAATACTGCCTCTATACACCCTGCCAAATCAACGTATTGGCTTTTAAAGTGTGGGTTCGTACTGTTTTTTAGTGCTGGTGCAAATTCTTTTTGTGCCGCTACAAACGCTTTAGCAATCTCCGATGTTGTTGTCATCTTGTTCTCCAAAATAAAGTTTAATAATTTCTTGTCTTGTTTTAACGTCTTTGACGTTGCGATACAAGGATTGTAAGAAGTTTTCAGTATCAACTATTTGCATACTATGGTCATATTGCTCAGTTCCATCATTATTAATATCGCTCATTTATATCTCCCTATCTCTAATTCTTAGTTTAGATTGTCGAATAGTTCTCGCTGGTTTTGCTGGTGTTATCTTCTCAGGCTGTGCCTTGTAGTTAATTAACGGCCATGATATTTTATAACGCCCTGATACTGCATGCTGATTGTCA